TGTTATCTCTTTGCGTGCGTACTTTCCGGCCATATCCTTCGGGTCGGATGTGAACTCATTGAGCGCCGTCTTGGCTTTCTCTTCGAGCTCGTCGGCTGCTTGGCTGTACAGACGATAGATACGAGACGCAAGCCGACGCCAACGCCGGCGGCCGTTGCGTATCGTCGGGGTAGCCATGCGTTACTCCTCGCCGTCGTCGTGGAAGCGGTCATACTCCTCTGCGTCACGCTGCTTGAGAATCTCAATCACCTCATCAGGCGTGAGCCACGGGATATGACGAATCGCCGCCTCGTCGCCAATCAGAGGCGCGGACATGATGACGTTCTGCGTCTCCTCAGTCTCGTTCTCGACACGTACGCGCTTAAACGTGAACGTGTCGTCCACGCCCGCGAGTGCGAGGATGTCACGGAGCCAGCGACGGACGCAATTTTCGAACAGGTCGGCCTTGCGGTCGAGGGGTTCATACGCTGCTTTAATCTCCGTCGCGGTCTTCTCCCCGCCCGTGAGCGTCGAAACGTCGAGGGCCTGAAAGTCTTTGTACAAGTCGGATTCGAGCCGCGTCAGATATGCCTCGCGCGCTTCGTACGGCACGTCTTGCGTGTGTGCTTCGACCTTTTGGTCTTCACCGACGGCCGCCGCGCCCACGGTCTTGAGTCGGTCCATGAAACGCGCGAGGTCTAGGTCGTCCATGCCGCCCGCGCCTTCGATGAGCCAGTAGATGAGGGAGGCTTGGTCGATGTCGTTGGCAAAACCGCTCTTGATGAGGTCGTAGCAGTCTATATCTTCTTTGATGCCGACGAGCTCGGATTGGTGGTACATGTTCGCCCACAGCGGGACGATTGGGAACGTCTCGTAGTTCTCACCGTCATAGATTGTCGTTCCGTCTATGTCGTTGTGCGCGTAGTGCAGGACGTAGGGACGCTTCTCATGCAGGACCGACATCTCTCCGTCTTTCGGCCGCACGTAGTCGGTGTACCCGTCGAGCTCGTAGAGGACATAACGCCTCGGCTTCTCGTCGGAGACACGCCAGAAACGTATGCCCGCGGCGAGTGCGCCGGACTCCTCGTCGTAGAGTGGCACGAACTCCGTCACTCTGAACACGTCCAAATGGTCGTGATTCCAGAACCCAAACGCGACGCCGCCCACTAGCGCGGCGTGGCCCGCGGTCATTACGTCTTGGTCAAAATCGTCACCGAGGCGTGCCTTCGTGTTCTCGTGCGTGAAGTTGACGCCAGCGCCTAGTAGGTACTGACATTCCTGATTCACAAAACGCTGAAAGAACCCGGAGGCCAGTTTGTGCGAGGCCTGAAACGGGTCCGCATAAGCATTGCCCGCGAGGTCGTAAATAACCTTAACGTATTTGTTTATGGTCACGTTGCAACGCCGGTCGTACTGCTCCGCGTCCTTGGCGACGGCATAGAGGCGCGTCTTCTTGTGCTCCCGTACCGCGTCTGTTACGAAGCGCATCCGCTGCGTCTCGTCGTCGCCGACCGCTTGAAGGTCTTGGTATGTGTACATGTGATAACTCCTTACGCCGCGCTCTCGATGCGCTCACGCGCCACGTCGAAGTACTTGGGCAGCATCTCGCAACCAATGAACTCGCGCCCCGTGTTTGCACAAGCGACACCCGTAGTGCCCGCGCCCATGAACGGGTCGAGAACCGTCTCGCCGGGGTTCGTGTATGTTTTGATGAGGTATTCGCAGAGGGGCACGGGTTTCTGTGTCGGATGTGACTTATCTCCGTTTTTGCCGTTATAAAATGCGATGATGTCCGTCGGGTATCGTTTGCCATCGCTCTCGGTCACGAGCCGCTCGGGCATTTTCCCATAGTTGTCAGAGTCAACGCCACGAGGCTTATGCGTATACGGCTTGCCATCGCTCATCTGTGGGTTATAAACAGGCAAACGCTTATAGAACACGACAATGTTCTCATGACGCTTCATCGGCATCTTGTTACAGTTCAAGAAACCAGTTAGGTACTGCTTATCCCACACCCACTCGTACCGAAACCACTTACGGCACGCCATCACAAGCTCAGCCGTGAACGGCATCTGCGAGAAACACACGATAGCAGCATTCGTCTTACACACTCGCCAGAACTCATCGAACAGCTTGTCGAGGTCAGGCTTCACGTCCCAATCGTTCATCGTGGTGCCATATGGCATATCAGTGAGAACCATATCCACTGAACCATCAGGGATAGTCGGCAAGTAGTCGAAACAATCTCCGAGGAAAAGGTCAGCCATTACACACCACCCACCGAATAAAAAAAGGAACCCCGAAGGGCGCGGATGTACAATTCATAAACAGCTAACGAACCGAAAGGAGCTACTATGAACTACGCGACCTGCCCGACATGTGGGCACGACATGACAGTTGACGACTCGGGTTTTTGCGAGTGCACGAACCCAGAATGCGGACTCGTCGGATACGTCCGCGATCTATTCGACGGGGACGAGAACATTGACGCGTATGAAGCCGCGTTGCTTTGGCGCGGTAGCGGCGAAGATGAAGACATGACCTTCGGCTACTCAGAAGACGAACTCCGCGACGCGCTCTAATACAAACCACGCACGCCCAACGGACGGAGCCCGCGACGCGCTGCAAGAGGCACGTAGTCGGGCTTCTTCTCGTACAGCTCCATCGTCTCAACGCCGTAACGCAACGCGTCCATCGCGTGGTCGTTCTCTTTGACGACCTTATCCTTGTCGCTCGGCTTGTCGCTCCAGACGTACAAACCAAACTCACGCGTCGTGTTCGGACACATCTCGGCGCATACTTTGACATATCCCTCAGTCAGCGCTGTTGCGGTGTCTTGAATTCCCTTTAAAACGTCGTTCTTGGCTTTGCGGACTTTGAACCTGTGACGCTTCCGAACCAGCGTGATGAACGAGCTCGCGCTCGGGTCAACAATCACGCAGTCAATTGCCCTATCACCCACCAGGTCGCAGAGCGCGTCGTAGTATTCTTCGTCAGTCTTCTGTTCTTGTGTCTCGCGTCCGCTGTGGTAGTACTCGTCCACGACGTACCAGACGCCGTTATGCCGCCCAAAGAGGAGCATAGCCGTGGGGTTTTGTATGCCATAGTCTAGACTCACGAAGTAGCGGTCGCACGCCTCAGGCGGCGGCGCGTCATACGCGCCCGTGGGCGCGAGCGGATAGACGAGGCCCTCGGCCAAGACCCACAAGCCGCGGATGTAGCGGTCGTAGAAGACGCCGCTATACATGTTCTCGTATCGCTGTCGGATTTTGTCAGATAGGCTCAGGTTGTCGTCCATCGTGAAGTGCAGGTGGAGCGCGTTCTTCTGTTCAGTCTGTAGCACCCATTCCTTGTAGAACCAGTGCTCGGGGCTTGCAGGGTTACAGTTGAACCAGAACTTGGAACCGTCCACGCTGCAGCGGGCCATCGCCTGTTCGACGAAAGACCTAGGTTGCAGCGCTACCTCGTCAAACAACACGCCCGCGAGCGTCATGCCCTGGATGAGCATATATGACGCTTCGTCGCGGCCACCAAATAGGAAATACTTGTTGGTGTGGCCGTTGAACGTAACGACCACCGCATTCTCGGCGCGTCGCTCCACAATGTCAAACTCAGAGGGCAACCACGCGCGCAGGTTTATGATCACGTTACGGCGCAGCGACTCAATCGTCTTGCCGCAAATTGCAAAATGCATTTTGTCAAAACACGTGCAACTCCACATCAGAAAGCCAACGGTCATCGATAGAGTCTTGCCGCTCCTTACGCTGCCGTCGGCTATGAGCGCGTCACGCTCTTGGCACTGTGGCACGCGCCACCACATCATCGATAGGAGTTGCTTCTTACTGAATCGGCTGTATTGCATCATCATCGCCGCCGAGGCTGTTCGCGATGGCATCGAAAAGGTTATTGTCGAACGAGTGAGATGTTACGTTCTCCGTCTCGTAACGGTCCGTCTGCCCGAGGTAGTTTTTACCGAGGAATATTGCCATCGTGGCATTCTTCTCCGCGAGCTTGAACTGCGCACGTCG